TAGCAGTATGAGGTGTTATTACACCATCTGCTGTTAGAATACAAAGATCACCTGTAAAGATGTTCTCTGCCAAACCACTAGTTATAGTGTATTTATTTGCACGAGGAATGTTACCACTCATATGGCGAACTGGCACAAAGCCAAAGGCTGCATCAACATTAGCCATTTAAATTTCTCCTCAGAGTTAAGTTTCAATCTTCCATGACAGATAGATCCCTGCCACGACTCGAATTAGACGCACGATCTTGGTAGATCCTTTGTCCAGTTTTTCGACCTAACGCATCTAGTTCACCTGCGATTGATTCGTTTGCTTCAGAACTCTTATTTCTATAATAAGCTTTCTGTGCTTTGTGCTTTTCAATAGGCATTTCACAAAGCAACATGCCTTCAATCCCAATAGAACCTGCCCATTGACCATGATTGATAGTTGGAAACAACTGATCTTTCACAGTTTCGGACTTGCGTGGACTCCATCCTTCACGCATACGTTTGTATACATTGTCTGGAGTTTCTTTACCCTGAATCGAGGTAGCAATCCATCGTTGAGTGTATCCTGGTCGAGGTTCTGGAGCATCCAACAATGAGGGGGGTTTCCAAGCTGTGTCTGGTCTTGTTTCAGTTTCACGCACAGATACCCTGTTTTGATTTGCACGAATATTTCTATTTTCAACCATAATTAGCTCCTTTGCTGTTTTCTAATTTCAGCTTCATACTTTTTAAGACTTTGTTCATCATTAATCCCAAGTTCTCTAGCCATTGCAAGTTGATCTTTCGTCATTCGTACTCTATTGCCCTTATAAGACGAGCCACCTGTAGTTGGTGCAACTGGTTGTCTACTTTTTACTTTAGTCTTATTTGGACTTGTGCCTGATATTAACTCAGGAAACACCTTCTGTAAACGATTATTTAATTCTTCATAATAATCATCTGAATTTTTATCAAATCCTTCAGCTTCAATTTGCACATCGATAGCTCTAGCTGTCGCTGTCTCTCTTTCAAATCCTTGCTGATTAAACCAATTATTCTTCTGCCACCACTGCATAGCCTTGTCTGGAACAGGATTTGAAACTGTCTGCTGTGCTCTGCCAACTGTCGGTGATACCGACTGCTGAGATCTTTGTTGTTGTTGTAATTGTGCAACTCTAACAGCAGCTCTCATATCTGCCAACTGTTCTGTAAAAGCTAATTGTGCCTTTGTATCACCTTCTTCAACAGCTTTTTCCAAAGCTTGTTTTACTTGTGAGTATCTTTGATTAAATGCTTGTTCAGTGTTTTTATTTGCACCTTGTTCTAATCTTAACAGTCTAGCATTTAACTGAGCATTTTGCTCTTGCATCTCTTTAACTTGTAATTCAGCATCTTTTCTTTGAGCTACAAGCTTTTGTATTCTTTTTTGTACTTTTTCCCCATACTCTTCTTGTTTGGCTTGCTCTGCTTGTGCCTTTTCTTCTGCCTTCTTTTCTTCGGCAACGTCTTTAGCTTCTTCAGCAGGATTATCTGTAATCTCTATTTCAAAATCTTCAGGTTCAGCCTTCGCTTTTTTTATTTCATCATTTATTTCATTTATTACTTCTTCTTGATTTTGCATGGTTGCGTTCTCCAAGTTATGTCGCTATGTATGATGTAACTTCTACACTTTCTGGTAAAATAGATGTAATTTCATCATCATTTAACAAAAGTAGACGCACACCATTAATTGTAACTTTCTGACCTGCATACTTTCCGTATGTAACTCTGTCACCTTCTTTTGGTACAGTTGTCATTCTCCATGACTGTCCAGTATCACGATCTTTATAAGCTAAATCACCCAAAGATAATATTCGACCATGAGCAGTCATATATTCTTCATTGTCTTTTGATTGAGATGCTAAGTACAGACCACCTTTAGTTTTTGTTTTAACTTGATGAGGTTGTACTAATACTTTCCAATTTAATGGAGTAGGTAGTTGTGTTGTATGAATCGTTTGTTCAGTCGCTTCATCTTTATATTCTTTATAAACTCTAAATGCCATTTTTATTTCCTTTCTTAATATATACAGCATGTTGATGAGACATGTTATCCATCCTCTTTATCTAACTTTTTCATTGTTTCATCGATAATCTCAGATGCCTGTGATAAGCCTTCTGCGATACCAACGTATTTTTGATATGACTCAAAATCGGAAATCCGACCTTCAATCATCCCCTTCGCTATCTCTAGCTTCTTCTCTTCCAAGTTCTCTTTGATCTTTTGGAGTAAGTCTGTTACTGTCATCTCTCACCTTTCCAGACATAGAAACACCAGTAACATGTATAACGACATCTTTTCTATCGTCAGTCATTAATACTTCTTCTTGCCTTTCATAGCCTTTTTCTTCTTCTTGCCTTTCATAGCTTTTTTACCCTTATGCATCATGTCTTTAGCTCCTTTTAAAAGTTTTGAAAATTGTGATCTTAATAACATAATGACATAAGGATAACATCAAATAAAATAATTTCAAGATAGTTTATTAAAATCCATACGCATCACAATAAGCATCTGATCCATAACATGGCTCATCTTCTTCCCAATGATCTGGATTAAGCTTACCACCATTTTGTAAATGTAATTTCATTTTATCGCATAGCTTTTCAACAGTAAGCTCAAGAAGTTCTCTACCCTTAAATGTATCTCCTTCAGCCTTTTTAATAAACTCTGAAAGTCTAAAAGTATAATCGTGAGTCCAACGATTTCCTCTTTCATCTTCTGCTTGAACACAATAAGCTTCGTGATGTAACTCCGAACCACACTCATCTGTACCTGCAAGATACAACCAAGTATTAGGATTAAAAAATAATTTATTTGCTTTAGCTATATCCATTATATTTCCTTTCTTAAAAATGCCTTACCTTGTGATCTAACTTTTTTATTACCTTTTCTTTTAAGTGCCTTCTCCCAAGATCTAGAAGTGCTATGAGTTTTTCCTCTACCTTTTATACCTTTTGACATTTCGATTCCTTTCTTACTATACGAATCACTATACCATAAATAAAATAGTTGTCAAGTAGATTATTATAAGTTATTGTTTTTATTAGGTAACAATTTTATTTAGGATTAGGGGTTGACAAACTAAACGAATCAGTATATATTAAATTTATAAGTTTTGAGAAAGGAAATATAAAATGGATATTAAAGTTACAAATTTATCAGAGGATAGTGATAGACTTACAGCAAGTAAGTTAAAGTGGGCAGCAGAAGTTATGATAGAAAAAGTTCGGTTGGCTCATCATCATGGTAAAAAAGTTTCTCCAGAAGCAGATGAAGCAGTAGCTGTTCTTCATGATTTTTTAAGTGATGATGGTGTAACACTTTATTGGCCTTAATTCGCACTGATGAGAGTGGGGGTTGCTCCCCCACCGAAACCGAAAGGTCTGCGATAGCAAAAGAGAGGAAACAAAATGAACTTAACAGAAACTAAAGTAGAAGAAATAAAGGCAGAAGTATCAGAAAAAACAGCAACTGCTTTTAGAGAAACTATATTATCTGGCATAAAAGGAACAGACTTTTATGTTAATGAAAATACAATAGATGCTCTTTTTAGTAGAGCTTGTGATGAAGTAATAGATCAAGTTCTTAGACAGCATAAATGGTAAACAAACTGGGGGAGAAATCCCCCACCAACTTCAGAAAGGAGTTCCTTATGGACAATCAATTTAATAATTACCAACTTATCGCAGATGCTTGTGGTCTTGATTTAAAAATTAATTACTGGGAATCTTATGATAAAGATGATTCTGTTCATAAACACGATTTTGATTACATACTTACAAAAGGTGGTGAAAAAGTTGTCCACTGTATTGATTTTAACGCAGTTGCTCGTAAATTAGCAATGTACATTTTTACAAAAGAAGTTACTGATGTTAATCGTGGCATCTATCTTCACAGCAAAAATGGAGTTACTGAATACCGATAATTTTATTGGGGTGCTTCGCCAGTATCTATAAATGGTAAAGCACCCAATGGAATACCAAACCTTAGATTATTAATGTCTCTTAAAAGAGGATCAAACATAGCTCTTGTGTATCTAGCAGATTGTGGATTATTTATTAACACTCTTTCACTTTGTGGAGTGTCTATCGCCTTAGATGCAATATCATCCTCTCTAATAGGCCCTACTGTTTTTGGTATCCCTAAACTAAAATTAAGATTTTCTTGTAGGTCATAAAATCCACCTTTACCACCACGATCTATAACATTGTCAAAATCTAAAAATCTTGGTCTACCATCAGACTGTGAAACATTTCTTAAATAAAAGGCAATGTCATCAGTCGTAATTGTATTAACTTTTGTTCCTTTTGGAGTTTTTATAAGCTCTGGAAAAACTTCTGTAAATTTTTTCGATTCACCACCATCAATTGATACTGTCATTTCATCTACAGGTAATACATTGAAGTTTTTTCCTTTAGCATCAATTGTAACAACTTGAGGATTTAATCTTTTTGTTGTAATTAATTCTGCTATTTCTCCAAATGTTGGAAAGTCAGTATAAGTAGATGCCACAAAAGGTGACTTTGACATGTAAACTTCTTTGCCTAATGTCGGTCCTAATTCTTCTGGATTATTACCACTAAATCGACCTCTATAAAATAAATTATCAACATCAAAACCAAGTGCTTTTGCTCTTTCCATCCTTGATTTTTTATCCATAGGTAGATCATAATTTTTCATTAAATAATCATAGTCAAGTCTTTGTGCTAAATCTGACACAAAATTCTTTTGGTTATCGGTAAGTTCTTTACCTTCTTTTCTGGCTTTTTTTATAAAATCTATAAAGAGTTGTGTAGTTTGTTGTTTTGGAGTTAAATTATCGAATCTTAAATTACCTAAATTAGATCCAATTGTGTTAGGATCAACTCGTACATTTGCTAATTTGTTTTTTAAACTAGTTGCAAATTCTACTAGCTTTGGTGCAAATTGTGTACCTTTCGCTATGACAGGGCCTAATACAGCACCTAATGCACCTTGCGTTATGCCAGTAGCAGTACGATCCCTTGCACCTTCACCACTTAAAAAACCTTCTGTAAATCCACCTAGAGCACCAATCGTTGCAGATCCTGTGATTACTCCCATTCTCGCAATAGCAGCAGGTGCAGTAACTGCTAATGTTGGTAAAATTCCTGTGAAAAAAGCAGCTGTACTTGCTTCTGGATTTTCTTCATCAAACTTTTTTAATTCTTCTCTTATTTGATCAAGGTTATCACTATAAGATTTATCACCTAGCACACTCCTCATAAATGCTTCTATTTCGTCACTAGAACTAAAACTTAATCCTTGTGCAAATTGTCTACTAAAATTAGTAAGATCAGCTTGACTTAAATCTTCTATAGTCGCATCTGATGGTAATCTTATCAAACTTGACCTCCAGATAACTCCCTAGCTAATATCTGCAAAGTTTCACTAAAACTTTTATCCAGTTCCTTCGCAGCTTTGGCAAACTTTTTTGGTGATATCTCATCAGCATCTATACCTCTACGTTTTAAAAAACTTTTGGCTGCTCTTATTTCTGCTTGTGCTACTTTTTTTATTGCTGCTTTTGCCATGTTACCAAGCCTTACAACTCCAGTATCTTGCCTTTGTTTTAGGTCCTGGATTATCACAGTTGTGCCTTGCCCTAAAATTTTTGCGTCTACCTTTTTGATTTTTCTTTATTTTCATATTCGGATCTCCAAAAGTAACTCTCTTAACACGATCACCATCCATAACAAAAACAACCGACTTCTTTTTGCCATAGCTTGTCTCACCCTTCCGAATCCTTCTAGGTTTATTAAGAGATACGTTTTTACCTTTGTATTTAGCCATTACTTTTTATGTATTGTCTGTATTTCAAAACTTGCTTTTTTAGATGCACCTTTATGTGGTTTATATCCACCAGTTGGGTTCTTCATTAATTTAAATCCTTTACCTGACTTCATCCAATGAAATCCTTTAGGTGCTTCAACCGACTTTTTTGCCATTTGTACTCCCTTTTTCTTTTTTCCTAATTGCTTCTTTACCCTTTTTAAAAATACTTGCAACCTCTGATTTACCCATGACTTTGGCTCTTTGTTCTCCAACTGTCAATATTTGTATCTTTCTAGCATATGGTTTCTTTATCTTTTTTACTTTGGCAACTGTCTTTCTTGCATCAGTTGGAGTAGCAAATTTTATTCTGACAGTATCTTTAGGATTTTCATCTGTATATAATCTTCTTTTACTGCCTTTTGGTTTTTTACCTGTACCAACTTTTGGATCAGCTTTTTTTGCCACCTGATTTCCTCTTTTTCAAAAATACTTTTTTAGCTGACGTTTTACGTTTAGCTGCTGATTTGGCAGCCTTTGATTTACATTGTGCCATTGTCGGTCTGCAATAAGGATATGCTCTTTTGCCACCAGTTCTCTTTTTTCTACCACATGGCTTACCAGTCTTACAGTCAACCCAACCTTTGCCTTTGTTCTGACCGAACCATTCCCTTAATCCACCACTGGTACTACTTTTTCTTTTTCTTGGCACTTTTCTTACCCCAGTTTTTTGCACCGACTTTACGACATTTAACTAATGCACCTGAACCATAAGCACTGGGCCAAGTACCACCACCTCTAGTATATCTAGCTTTTACTTTACGATAGCAAGCATCTCTTTTTGGTTTTTTCTTTTTTGTAGCCATTTATCTAGGTCCTTGTGTTGAAGGTGACATTTGAAACATCAATTCTTGAAATTCATTTACTTCATCAATCATTTGCTGATCAACCTTTTGTGAAATACTTGGTGTCATTAAAAAAGCTCTTTGTGGATTAGCTTTAGGATCTAATGCTAATTTTGCAGCTTGTCTTTCAAAGAAATCTCTAAAGATTAACTGACCAGGTACATCAAAATCTAAAGATCCTATATATTCACCAGGTATTTCAGTATCATAAGTTCTATGAGTTGATGGTCTTATTTCCAATGAAGTAGGTTGTCCTATTGAACGACCAGTGGCATATGGTGGTACAGTTAAAAGCTGTGCATCAGATATTGCTGTACGAACCACTCCTAAATCTGGAAAACCTTGTGAACGATATTGATCTGCATCCATACGTTGCCAAAGCTCTCTTCTTTTTGTACCTGCCATATTGTCAACATATTCATCAACATTTTCTGATAAGATACCTGGCCAATTTTTATCAACTTCTTTTTTTATTCTGTCATCATATTCTTTGGCTGCTTTTTTACTGATATCACTTTGCTTAATAATTTGTAAAGTTGTCTCAGACATCATTTTAGAAAAATCACCTGCCTGACCTGCCATTGCAGTATAAATCATCAATGGATCATCCATTTTTTTCATGGCATTTGCTTTTTTCACCATTTCTTTATATTGAGATGCCCAAAGACCTTCACCCTCACGCATATATCCATGACCACCTTCTAACTTGACTGGTGTTTCTAGTTCTGTCTCACCAACTTTTTTCAATGTAGCATCAGCTGCTGTTCTATCACCATAGGCAGGTGTTAATACACGACCCTCTAATTCTTCTATTTTTAATGTCTTTTCTGGAACAGCTAGTCCTAATGGAGTTGTCTCAAAAGGAATATCTTCTACAAAAGTAGGTAATTTAGTTTTACCCATTTGAGCAGGATCTAATTGTGGTTTTGTTGGTTTAAGTAAATCACCAAGAGCACCATACCCTCTTACTGAACGTAAGAACTGATCTATGGTAGGTTCAACTAATTCTTCTTTGATTAAATTAGATAACGTACCAAATAAAGGTATTTTATCTAGCCGACTCACTTTTTCTTTTTTCTAAGCTTTTTTAAATCAGCTGCTGTAATTTTCTTTTTATTACCTGCAAGTGCAGCCAATTTCTTTTGTTTTGGTGAATATTTACTAAATGGCATATTAACCCCCTAACATTTTATTCATCATTTCTTGGATGTTATCACCTGATCCAATCTTCATAACTTTGACTTTTACGTCATCACCATGATGATCTTCCATCATTTCTTCTTCATCCATCATTTCTTCTTGTTGTTCTTCGCCAACACCATATTGATACTGGTGACATAACAATAAAAAGTTAACTAGTTGATCATCAGATAACTCTAAACCTTCTGTTGTATGGGGAAATCCCATCTTCTCAATAAAAAGTTCAGCATTTTCTTCCATGTTTTCTACGTTTACTTCAGCCATTTTATTCTCCTAATTCAATATATTATCAATTTCTGATTCTGAAGGTGCTGCTCCAGTTTGTTTTCTTAAAAATTGTTCTAACAAGCTTCTTATTGCTAATGGGTTATTCATGTATGAATCTACTTCTGATTGTGAAGCTGCAGCTCCACTAGCATTACGTAAAAGTAATTCTACCAATCTTCTTTTCCTGTTCATTTCATTACGTTGGGCAAAGGGGTTCATAGAAGATATAATCGATTGTATTTCTGATTGTGAAGGTGCAGCTCCAGTCCTTTCTCTTATTACGTTGGCAATTTCATTTTGAATATCCATTTGTGCTTGAGCTTGAGTATTATTCATTTCTCTAGGTGAAATTGCAGCTCCAGTCATTTCTCTAGGTGAAATTGCAGCTCCAGTCATTTCTCTAGGTGTAGGTGGATCACTTTTTAATAATTTATCCATCATTTCAGTTTGATCTGCCATTTTAAGTTACTCCTGTTTCCATAGGTTCTGTAAAAAGTTGATATTGTTCTTCTGTAACTGGATTACCTTCTGCATCATAATATAATTTTTCACCAGTTACTGGGTTTGTTGTCATTTGACCACGATATACACTTTCAGTGCCACCAAGTTCAACTGTTTCTGGATCACTTAATGCAAATCCCTCTAACATTTCTGGATTAATTGGCAAATTTGTAACAGGATCAAAGTAAACACCAGATGCTTCGTCATACCTTAACATTTCATCTCCGACAGTCGGATTATACCCATATCTTGTTAAATATTGAACATTAGCATAAGGCCCTAATCCACCTTTATAGGCTCTGACAGCTTGTGCAGTTAATGGTCTTTGACTGTAGGCATAGTTATATTGTAACGAATCATCACCACCACTTATGTTAAATGGATCTATACTATAAGCAGTGTCACTATACATTGTATCACCAGTAACAGGATTTTTATTAGTGGCTAAATCATTAAAAAAGCCTTCTAATTGACCCATGTCAAAACCTTCAATAGCACCACCACCACCACTAATAAAGTCTGTAAGTGTAACATCAGCATTTGATTTAGTAGATCCGTATCTTCTCATGTCAGTTGGATCTGTAATGCTATTATCGACAACATTATAAATTTTATCGTAATAAAGAGAACCATCAGGTAATTTAAAATTTTTACCCATTAAAGCATCTAGAGTATTACCACCTAAAATAATGTCATTTAATACATCTGTGCTCTGACTTCTTAAAAAGTTTTGTGTGCCAAAAGCTTCAGTTTGATTTAAAAACTTACCTAAATTAAATTGATTGGATGGTGGGTTACTTAAAACTAAACCAGAAGTTCCAGTTGTAGGATCTATATCCATTCCAAAAAATCCACCTAAATCAAAACGACCTGATCCCATATCAAAAAAATCTTTAAAATCTGTGCTTGCAGTGGGAACATCTGATTGTGATAATTTAAGTTTTTCAGCAGGACTTAATTGAGCATATTGCTCTGGTGTAATTCCTTCAACGTCACTATACATTCCAGTTACAGGTTCGTATCCTTGAAATGTTTTTGTCAAAACTGGTTGTGTGTAAGTTGATGGATCTTTATCTCTTTTTATAAATGTTCCCTCGTCATCACCAATTTGAGGATCTGCGACTTTTTCTATATAACTCAACTGCGTAGGATCTCTTGTAATATTGGTTGATCCAACTGGTATACTTTGACCAGTGTTATCTGGAGTATAATATTCTCTGCCATTATATTCGTAAAATAAGCCACCACCACCAGATTCATATCCTGGTTCTCTATTTGCTTGTGCTGTATATTGAGCAAGTGTTTCAGGATCGGTAACACCACCAAAAGTAAGATTTTGATCGGAAAGATCTGTCAATTTCCAATCTTCATCATCTTTAGAGTTTATAGCTGTAATTTTTAAATTAGCTCCAGTTGGTGGAGCACTGCCTTGAAAACCTGTATCACCTGACTTGCCTTCATTATCATCGTAAACATATTGTTGACCAGTGTCTTGATCAACCATATAAACAAATCTTGATGATTTTTGACCAGGAATAAGATTACCTTGATTAGATGTAAGGTAAACTTTTTGACCAGTGTCTTGCTGTTGTGTGTCTGTTCCAACATTAGCTAAAGCACCAGTGTCTTGGGTTGTTGTTTGTTGTTGAGTTTGAGTAGGTTGCTGTGCATACTTTGCACTAATCGCAGCTAATTTAGATGCTAATTGTGGATCATCTTGTGGTATTTTACCTTGATCATAATAACTTTTAATTAATGCAGTTATTTCTTCGCCTTCTGTCATTATCTAGCTCCTTGCATTGGCATTGATGCCATAATATTTCCTAAAGCACCACTTCCAATGCCTTTTCTTTTTAATTCCATGACTTTATTCATCAAATACTGTTCAGCATTAAAACCACCTTGTTGTGGTGGTGGAGCACCACCCATTGGCAAAGCACCTCTTATAGGACCGAAAGCCTGTGGATTGATTGGTCTTATCGTTGCTAATGAATTACTTGGGAGCATTTTTTAACATTTCCATTTGTAATTTAGCATTATTCTTTTCTCTTTCTAGTTGAAGTTCTGCTTCTAACTTAGTGATTTTAGCTTCTAAATCAGCTTTGGCTTTGGCAGCTTCTATCTGTAAATCTTGTTCTGCTTCAGCTTGTTTAATCTGTATTGACGATTGTGCTTTGGCTTGATCAGCTTGAATTTGTGCTTGTGTCCTAGCTTTCAAGGCATCTGCTTCAAGTTTAGCAAGTTGTTGTGCATATTGTAATGGATTCTGTTGTTGTGCCTGTTGTTGACCTGTCAAAGCTTTCAAGGCATCGATCTGTTGCATTTGTGGTGACTGTCTAACAACTTGAGCTGCCCTTTGACTAATTAATCGATCTAACTCTGGATTAATGTCTTTTGGTTCATAATTAGGATTCTTAAAGTCTGGAACTGGTGGCATTGGCACTCCAATACTTGCTTCCATCCTCTGTCGATATAACAAGGCAACATGTTCAGCAATATGTGCAATCATGATAGGTTGCATACCCTTCGTAGCATTATTACCACCTAACATTGGATCTTGTAAAAACTGCATGTGTACAGCGATATGCGAATCATGATCTTGTTCTGGAAAAGCTTTTAATGGCTTGCCATACATCACTGACATATTTTCATCAACTGGATCAGTTCTTGGAGCTTCATCAGGTTTCTTTAGTATTTCATCAATATTAGGTATTCTGATAGCTTCATACATTCTTCTGTATGCTTCATATAAATTATGTAAATCAGGTTGTGACCTAGCCATTTCCAATACAGCTTGTGCCTGTGCAATCCTTTGTGCAGTGCTAAAGATGTTGGGGTCACTGACAGGGAGTATATCAATGCGATCATCAAAGTCAGCAGCAAATATTTCAGAGCTACTTCCAGAAAATGAAAATGTAAATCTTTCTGGCAAGTATTCTGCATTCAACCTAGCAAGCATCTTAAATTCTTGCCCTTGCGAATGATGTAGCCTTTTATGGATAGCTGAAAAAGCCTTAGAACCTTGCTCTATTAACGCAACTGTAGAACCAACAGGAGCATTTGGATTTACATCCCCAACATTCAAATCAGCCGTACTAGCAAATCTTTGACCTGCATCAACAATAAAACCTAATAAATTAAATAAAGATGCACTAGGTTCTTTAAATGGTAATGGCATAATAGCCTTGTTAACATCGTCAACAGTCGCATCTAAATCTACAAACTCACCAGGGTTGACCTGTACTTCTCCACCTGCAACCCTACCTCTTAACTTAAAACCACCTTGCATATTTGCAAATGCAGCCGAATCAAGTAATGCTCTTAGTGATCCAGTAGCTGCCTTGCCTAATCCACCGATTAAATGAAACAATCCAAAACCATAGAAACCTAAACCAGGCAAGAACTTATAACTGACAAACCAATCTCTGCGTTTTTTCTTTTCGTCATCTTCTCTGTAGTTGCGTCTGATACTAACAATCTTTTCACTATCATAATCAATTGTGATCACATATGGAGTTGCTACAGCATTTTCATCTTCTGGATCTACTTCATCTATCTCTTCAAACAGTTCATAGACATGCATTTCCAACAAAGTCATAACTTCATCTTGTTGGTCATCACCATAAGTATTAATACCTTCGACCTCTCCAATAGTGTCACCAGATGGATCAGAACCATCACCTGTATATTCACTAGGCAAATAATATCCAGATTGTACATATTTATTGTAATCGTTTTTTGGTAAACGAATCACTTGTGTATATCTTGGAGAAGTCATTAGATCTTTGCTTTCTGGAGCAACAACAAAATCTTCAGCCTTGATAAACTGGGAACATTGCCTTCCCATATTGCTATCCCACCAAACTTTCTTAAATGTCTGACCAACTAATGGTAAGTGAAATAACATCTGATCCAGATCTGGAAAGTATTCTGGCATCTCCTCGACAATCTGATAGTTCATATATTCACGAACTCTTCTGGCTTGTTCTTCTGTTTCTTCATTCGGAGTACCAACAATAACAGTCTTAACAGGACCTCCAGATGGGTAAAGTTCTGCAATAGCTCTGGCATTAAACTGTGTTGCAGCTTCTGCAATCATAGGATGTACAACTGTCGATAGACCTCTGGTGGCTCTTTCTTCTTCTGATTCTTCTTGTCCACCATCAGGATCTAATGTTTTTAATCCTTTTTTGTATCGTTCTTCCCACTCCGACCTAGCACTTTTATCATCTTCATAAAGCGAAATAAGAGTTGAAGCTTTCTTCTGTAACTCTCTATCATTAATTTTTTCAGCCAGATTTTCGTCAAACTGATTTTCAATCTGATTAATTTGATCTGTATCTGGATCTCCAATAAGCACCTCATCACCAACTGATTCGACTTGTAAATCATCTGGTGGAGAACCTTC